AAATAGTACTTTGACTGCTTTTTTTAACCTAGGCTTTTTATCAATCCTAAGAGTGTATGATACTTCTTTTTCGCCGTGAGAGAGCAGGCTATCAATCTGCGTTTCGCTATCAAGAATCTTAGATCTAATTCTTTCAATATGGTTGAGCAGTTGCTCAATCTTCTTGTCAACAATCTCAGCTTCTTCTGGAGTTAGCGGCAGTTTTGGTTTAGATGACAAGAGCTCTGAGAGAGCCCTTTTATTGTTAACGCTTCTTATGCTCTTTTGTTTTTCCTGAACAGAAGTAACATTAACGAATTCTCTAATCCTGAGATTCTTTGGTAAAAATTGTGGCTGGTACAGATCATCAAATATTGATGTTGGATCACTCTTCTGCCTGGACATTACGCACCGACTTTTCTAATGAAATAAGAAACTTTCACTTGCATGTTCTCTCGAAGCTGAGCTGGCTCTGCTCCTGGACAGTATACTCGAATCCAAATGGGATGATTCGTAAATGTATCCGCTGCCTCCGTAGTTCCAATATCAGGAATTGCAAGAGCATCTCCTGAGCGAAGTAGATCCCATTCAACCTCTGTTGGTCGCCTTTTACCATACATAAGCTTTACGGACCAGCCCGTTGTTCCGAATCCACCTGCGTCATTGTAGCCACCAATAAACTCAGGTGTAAGAATTATATTAGTATAATAAATAGAAGAATCATGGTTTCTTAAATACCATAGCTCTTCGTGAGCTTGGCCAAGATATCCATTATGATAAGTTCTTAAGGGATCTGCATTGAAGGGCTGCAGCGCCTCATCGTAAATTGTCAGTGCCATTAAATTCTACTCCCACGAGTTTGGTTGAACCCTCTTGAGTGATTCTTCTTCCTGTGACCGAAAACAGCTCCTCCGAGAGCGGCTCCTGCAAACATAGCATGCCTGTCAGCACCATAGGTGCTTACCAATTCACCAGCTTTACCGAGAGTAGCAGCCCCAAAAGCCTCAGGATATTGTTTAGAAATATTCTTTGCAAAACCCGGAAACCCCCTAGCAGCGTAGCGGGCTCCAAAACCTAGAGTAGCTCCTGTAAGGGCTCCTCTAGGAACGTCTGTCCAGTCTCCTGTTGCAAATGCTGCGACACCACCAATGCCAGCTGTTGCTGCAGTTCCGAGTCCACCTCCAGCCTCCAGCCAACCACCAGCGCCAGCCATTCCACCTGTAGGTGTAAATTGGTCTGCTGGGGGTACTATTGGACCTTTGTTAGAAGCTGGTGATGGCGCTGAGCCTTTTGCTCCTGGCAGCTCTATTTTTCCCGTGGTCTCGTTGAGCTTGAGGGGAGCGCCTCCTGTTACTTCGCTAAGGGGCATTACGGGTGGCTTTCCCGGCGTTATGTTGGAAACTTGCTGAACTAGCGATGCTTTTGGCGGAGGACCCCTTCGGGCAACATCTATTATGCTGTCGACCTCGGGAGCACGGCCAGTTCGAAATTGTTCATCCATAAGGCTAGGATGGGGATATTCATCTACGTCGTACATCAGGGCATTAGTCTTAGGTTCTCTTGCACTTGCCCCTCCCCTTGTTGGCAACGGAGGTGCCTTTTTGCCGAAAGGGAGTGCCTCAGCCACTCTCTGTAAGAGGCTTGGCTTTGTCTGTTTCGAAAGTAAATTGATTTTCATTGCCATGGTTATCTCCTACCAAACTTTCCACGACCTTTTCGTCGAGATGGGCCTCTCCGGCCCGGTTCCACCCTGTGAGGTTTAGAAAGTTCTTTTACACTGTTAATACTTTCCATGTCGAATTCGTGACCCATACCATGGTTAGACTTCTTTGCAAGACCCCCGAATATAGATTCAGTGTCCTTTTTTGGACGACCTATCTCACCACGTGAACGCCTCTTGCCAAAGTGTCCGCTTGCCAACTGCTCTTCAGCTTTATATTTTTGCTTTATTAGTCGGTCATCTTCAAGCCCTTGACCTCTAATAATCTTTAACACATTAGCAATAACAGGAACACCGTGCTTTTGAGCACCCCTTATTATATCGTCCGCTTCTTGATGAGGAGAGATATAATCGTCTTGACTGGAGTCACCTCTTGCAACAAGAGCAGGCCTAGATATAGGCAAACTCTTTCCACTATAGACAGACTCTTCTAGAGAAAGTCCAGCTAAGGCAAGCATCATTGCGTCTAGCCTGTGATCGCCAATAATCTTGTTATCCATACCATATACAGGGCGATGTGTGCTGCCGCTTCTTCTTACTATAATATAGTTCATTAGCTGCTTGGTTAACACCTCGTCAGATTCAGGATAAAAGAACTTACCGTCCTCGATGATCCTGACAGCATTTTCTACAATAAAATGCTTTCCTGGCTTCTTTAAAATAGAACCATCAATTGGATCTCTGAGCTCTACGTTAGAAGAGAAGTTAAATGATACAAGGCGGTCTTCTAGCTTAACTGTCTCCTTGTCCATCAAGGACTTGGTTGGTTTGCCTTTAAGTCTATGAGCATATAGAAGAATGTCTTCGATGATGGTGTGTCCGTAACCTTCATCGGCATAGATCCAGTCTGGCTTCCACTTGTAGTTTAAACGTATTACTTCTTCCATCCATTTCTTAGCGGAAAACTCTGAAGCAGCTACATTTATCCCCTCTAAAGCTATCCACCTTCCACTGGAAGCGGAATACCCAATGACAAAGAATTCTGTTCCTGCGTTTTTATTCCAGTCAATGCCCATACAAATAATCATATTTGCTGGGTCTGATATTCCCATACGATTTCTTAGAAACTCGTAGTTTGCTACCTGTTCGTATGTATAGTCTGCTCGTGCAGCTTGTATCCAGGATGGGCGGAAAACTCCGTATTTACTCTCAACGAACTCCGCCATGTACTCTGCAGCAAAACTTTCTTTAGTACTTTCTTTTTCTAGCTCTTCTTTAATCTTATCCCAGTGCGGAAGAACGCTTGAGGGATAGTAATCTTCTTTAAAGTCGGGCCTATCAAGACACCAAGAGTAAAACTTAGCTCTTTTTCCAATAGGTGTTGATGTTGCAAGCAACCAAACCTCTGGCTTGGTGAGTAAGATAGGTGTAATGACCTTGTCTAGAATTTCTTCTGGGATCATGTCCATCTCATCGAGATAAATGATATCAGCTGATGCACCTCGAATAGTACCACCGCCGGAGCCATCTCCCTTTACTCCCAGACCAGAAACAAAACCTACTATCCTTGCCCCATTAACAAACTCCATCTTAAACATAGGAGTCTTAATATATAGGTTGTCACCAGTTCCAGAGGATACTGCAGCTGTTAGCTCAACATTTCTTTTTATAAGAGCTTCTATCTCATTAAAGATGTTTATTAGCTGTGATTGGTATGGTGTAACTACCATAATGATCGGGCCTGAAAGAACTGCTTCGCCCTGAGCATCACGACCTTGCTCTACCTTAAGGTTGTAAGCATAGTGAATAAGCTTAAGTGCCATAGCAAAAGTCTTGCCGGCTCGTCGGCCTTCTCGAATAGAGGTACGAAAAGCAGTACATCTCAGCTGCTCTTTCTGATAGGGCCGAAGACTCCACTTCTCATCATCATCGCTAAATCCAAACATCAGTTCGGACCAAGCTACCGGATCTATAGTTGAAAGAAGTATCTTCTTCGCTCTTTCAAGAGGAATGTCCGATGCGATTGCTAAGTCTTTTATCCTAGCTGAAGCTCCAGCGGGAAGAGCTCTTGGTATGTAGCTGCAGGCAATTTTAAACTCTTTAACGCCAGCGCTTTTATACTTTGAAATCTGTCGTATCTGACAGTTTATACAAGTTCTGTGTACGTCGGTCCTGATGCCGTATTTATCTTTGTAATGCTCAACCAGCCTTGGGTCTGGTTTCGCGTTCGGGTCCTGGTGCTTGTAGCCATATTCGTTAACTACAAAAAGCTTATTTTCTAAGGCTTCTATACTCATCTTACCGACCGTATGAAGAGAAGTAGTTGCGAGGCATGTGCATCAGAGTTGCTTCTCCACCAAGAGCAGACCTAGCGTTTAAGTGTGAGTTCCTCATCTGTTGTACGGCTCTGGACCTCATCGTCATAGCGTTTTGCGTAAAGAACGAGGCGGTATCTCCAGCTGTATGAATCATCTTTGCATCTTGCCGCTGTCGATATCCTGTTTTCAACAAGGAGAATGCACCCTTTCCGGCAAGATAAGCCCCTCCCATTGAAACAGCAGCACCAGCAGCAACTAGTGGATGCCTTCCAATCAAGCCACCCACATAGCCACCAAAGAATGCTCCGGGAGCACCCAAAACAGACTGGCCCATGCTTGCACCAGTTCCTGCTCCAATTGCTGTTGTGAGAAAGCTAAACATTCCGCGAGATCGAGTAACGGTCTTGCCTGCTTCCGTAACTCTTCTAAAAGCATGAGCAGCAATAGCAGAGCTTGTAGCCACATCCCAGATTCCCGCTTCTGCTGCCCCACCGATACCTGACTTTTCGCTAAGGTTGCCTTGATAGCCTTGGTATAAAAAGTAAGCACTTACTGCTGGACCAAGAGCTGACATCGCTGCCTTTCCTCCTGATGGTCTAAATGCATTTCTATAATGAGCAGCAGCATCAGCTTGGCTTGAAAACTTATGTGTTCCTGCTTGAACTTGTCCCGCTCCAATAGCATCACTGGCATTAAGAATTTGCATCCCTGCTGGTCGACCAAATTCAGACGGAGCCGTTCTTAGGAATTGCTGACCTCCCCAGCCCCAGAGCGAAGATCCTTGCGGAGAGGTTATCCCAAAGTTTTTGAATCCAGTTTCTGGCATATACCCAGCAGTAAACATAGCTCCCTGAGAGCTATAATTCTGAAAGCGCAGCATCATATCTTTTAAAAGACCCATTTAACTACATCCTGTGGTGCCCTATTGGGCTTTGAAACATTTGGTGATTTACTCTTCTCTGGGCCATGGCCATCTGTTGCCGGCGATCTTGAGCTGTACTCCTTGTACCGTAGATACGGTTTGCATTTGATGATCGATGTGTCCAAACACTGTTAGTCGATCCAAGCGTATCCAATACTAGTGCCTTGTCAAGGCTACCATAATTACCCCTTCTACGTAATCTATTAGTAACTGAAGAACCTCTTGTCGAACTCATCTTAGCAGTGTCCTCCAGCATTTCAGATAAGTAGCTGTTATGTGGAGCATTTTTTCGTCGCATAAGGATCGGATCTTGGTAATCCGGCCTGTAACCGGCATCGTTAAATCTTTTCCCAATGAAGGCTGCTTCAGTTGCAGCAGCATTTCCGTAGAAACCCTGTGCTTCTGCATTCTGCATCAAGGAGGTAGCAGACATCATCGTTGCGTTCTTAGCAATCTTGTCGATTTGCGTAAACGTATTGAAAGTAATTGTCTGCCCTGATGCTGTTGTTATATCCCTATAGGCTTGGAAGAATGGGGTTCCCCACATACCTCGATCAGCACCTTGCGAGAGCTTATTCGCTCTACTAAACATTTGCTGATCATACATTTCTAAAACGCCCTTCTTCTTGAAGGGCAGGTATGAAGCCAATCCACGCTTCAGCAGATCAACATTTATATTTCGGCCATCGTCATAAACCATACCAACAGCACGACCATAAGTTATATTGTTCGGGTCGAAAATGAGTTCGAGGTTGCTCGATCCAGAAAGAATCTGCTGTAAAGCAATTTTACCTGCGTTGGCATACGGCTGAGCTCTGTGAAAGCCACTACCTCCGGCGTGTTCGGTTTCTGGAGCATCGATACCAGCTAGGCGGAATTTGACAGCTCCTACACCTTTATCAAAACCGAAAAAGCCGTTCAATGCACCCGCTACCCCTGCACGTTTAACAACAATTGTATCGGCGTCTTCAGCTTCTGCTCGCCACCTTCCGCTAGATAGATCTATTCTTAGTAAGTTTCGTCCTCTAAGACCTGCATACGCTTGGGTGTCTAGAACTGTTTCTACTGGTCCATCTATATATTGATGTACTGTCGACACAGCAGCTTTAGTTGAAAATAAGCTTCGAATACTGCTACTGAAAGAATGAGCATCTCCACCTGAATCTACCCTTAAGCTTCTGAGACCTTTAATGACACTTGTTTCAGGATCGAGATGCTGTGCGACATACATGAATCGGAGATACTTCTCTCTTTCTGCAAGAAGCTCTTGCTGTTGAAAAACAGCTTGTGTAGCAATTGGACCCTGATAGGGAGAGCCAAAGTCAGAGAAGTAACCTCGTTTCCTGCCAGCAACTCCACCCTCTTGCATACCGCTAAAGGGCTGAGCTTCTAGCCATCTTTTGTAATCCATAGTATGCAGAGATGCTGGGCGATCTCGATCTCCACCCCTTTGCCCTCCAGCAAACCCTACTATTCCTAGAGCTGCGGCAGCCAATCCAACTCTAGCTCCCATCCCCCGAGGAATCGGCAAGTCGGCCAAGCCTCTACGAGCTGCTGCTAACCGTGCAGCACCACCAGGAGGTCTACCCATAGCCTCTCTGGAGAGAAGATTCTGCCAACGACCACTTGATTGTAATTGTTTGGCTTCTTGTCGGAACAATGTTTCTGGACGTCTCTCTGCATAGCGGACTGAAGCCTGACGAAGTCTCTCTGCATTTATAATTTCTGCTTCATTACCCCGCATCCTGATAGCACCTGACTTCTCTAGGTACCTGTGTAGCCTCGCAGTTTCTTTGTCAAAATCTGCTGCTCCGTATTGTCCGGTTGACCTCATATACTCAAGTGCAGCTTCTCCACTAAAGAATGGGTTTGTTACTGGTATGTTTATAGGAGCTTTTATTCGGGCACCTTCTCTTGTTACTTGTTCGATAGCACCAGCCTTGTAATGGCTAAACTGCCATGTAGCGGGTTTGGGAGTTCGCCCTTCTTGCCCTGCAAGAGTAATTTCTTTTGCAAAGTCCTCATACATCCTTGTCACTCTCTTGACAAGATTGCCACTCTGGATGGCGGGAGCAAGCTCTTCCTTTAGCTTACCGTATATCATGGCTTCATATAGAAGCCCACGGCCTGATTTTGCCTGCTCAAGAAACTCCTTGCCTGCAGCACTGCCAATAGATACCTGTCTAAGAGCTTCTGTACGGTCCAAAGTTCCGGTTAGAACACGTTCGGATAGAATATTATCTAAAGCAGCAACGTGAGGCTCTGACATGGAGAGACTCTTCGATACTAAATCCCACCTACCGCCTGTTGCAGCCTGTGTTGCGTGCTCAAGCCTCCAACTGGATTCTATTCCTAGAGAATAAAGAGGTCCACCCTTCTTCATTACCCCCAGTTCTTGCATGTAAGATTGCTGAGCCTTAATAACGTCGATGATATCGCGGACTTCGCCTGTACCTGGGCGGGTGTGTTTGAGGTACGCCTCGTATACCCCTCTCCAGTCACCCGTTCTAGCAGCTAGAGCCTTTGCTCTCTGTACTTCAACTCCAGTCACATAGAGCATCTCAGAGCCACGCATGCTCGTTGCTGGTAGGATGTCTCTGAGCCCAGTGGCTTGCCGTAGCTGCCTGTGTAGTTGCTCCTCGTCAATCAATCCCGCAGCGTGAGCGTCTCTTGCAGCCCGCTCTAACAGCGAGATCTGGGCTCCAAATTGCTTTGACTCAAACTGCGCGTTTGCCACCCAGATGGTATGCCCTTTTAGTTTCCGCATTAGTGCAGAATCAGGCTGTAACGCTTCCGACATAGCAAGCCGATGGGTTTTGAAGTTTTTTGCATCTACTCCAAGTTTTTTCACCTGGGCCTGCATGTAGGCATCTTGCTGAGCTAAAGTTTTTACTTTGCCTTCAGCATCAGGGAACCATGGATAAGCCTCTTCTTTTATCATCTTGTAAAGCCAGGTATCATCTGACTTCAGCATCTTCATCAATTCGCTTGGCGATATGTCTTGGGAAAGACGCTCTACTTTGCCTCTCATCATGAGGACTCGCGCCGTTATAGCATCCTGCCAGCCTAGGGGCTTACCCCTCTTGCCAAGCTGTGCCGCTCTCTCCGCGAGTTCAGGAGAAGCAGCGAATTTGTCACTATAGCTAGACGTCAGCCCGAGTACATCCGACTGTCGCAAATTTTCCGCCACGGTTAGATGGGGGCGGAGGATAAACTGATCTAGCTCCCGTGTTCCAAGATTAAGTATAGAGATCTCATGGATCGCAGATATCTCCCGCATCAAGCCAAGAGTTTCTGTATCTGCGATTATGGCTTGTTGTAGTAGTGAGTGAGTACTTCCCATTTAATCGTCCAGTAATACCTCGTCAGACATTTCTAACTTTAAAGGCTCGTCGGTTTCGAGGCTGGTTATGGCTGTTCGCAGTTTTTCTATTTCAGCTAGGATCCTACTATCATTATGTGCTCCTCCCACCTTGGCTGCCCAGTCGGCTTTCGCCTTTCTCGTTTCCATCAGCTTATCCAGCCAGTTCTGTCGCCGCTTCTCAAGCTTATCTAGCATCTCGACAGCAGGGTGGAGCTTCGCTGTCTCTGCGGTTTCTCCGTGCTCGCTAAAGCCCAGGATGTCCACCCGCATAAAATCCCTTCCCTGTCCGCTCTTATCACCCGCTGACATCACCATTAAGGATCTATTCTTATAGAGGTCGATTAGAGCTAACTCATTCACTATTGACATCTCTACAGGGTTAGCCGGGTCAACGTTTAAGTGCTCTACATACTCGATAATTTTTTGCTGCATATAGAATTTCTCAAGTATACACTCTCTGCCCATAGGGTAGTTCTCAATGTCCCCGAATTCCACTGCCCCCTTGGGATCTCTTTCTGGAATGGGACACTTGGCTATAAAAGGGCATTTCTCTGGCCCAAGACACATGATTGGGGCCACCGCGTGTAGCCCCGTCTGGATCCGGTTGATTGAGTTAACAATCCGCTGCTTTTTTTCCGGGGGTAGGCTTTCGAGATAGTTTTCGTACTCCGGCTCTATTACTGATATCTGATCTATTATCTCTTGTCTGGTTGGGACTACAGCAAGCTTTAGGGTTGTTTTATCACTCATCGCTTTTCCGTTTTATATAATCCAGAATGTTTATAACATCTGCATCATGTGGGGTTGGAATGGTACCAATCTCATGACTGGAGTCTTCCAACTGTATGATTGTGGAGACATCACCAGTAACTTCTGCTGGAATCGCACTGAGAATTATGCTGGCCGTATTATATCCAGGTGGACCTCCGACAGTCCAGGAAGCTACTGCTACATCTGCCAGGTGTTCACCTGTCTTAGCATGTACAAGGAAGGTTCCATCCAAGGTTCCATCAGAAATGAGTTTGATCTTCACTAGGCTCCTCTAGTTCTGCTAAGGCTATGGCTACTATGTCGCTTATCTTGGTTAGGTGGCCGCGAAGATCTGAGAGTTGGTGTACGCCCAGCTCTTTAGTTCGCTTGGCGAATGAGCATTCGATACCAAATTCAGAACCATCAACGAGGATTCGATAACGGTAGTAGTGGAACTGGTCTAGACCTTTAGCAAGACGAGTTAATTCATTAAGAGCATTAGAGTGGGCGTATAGTTCTTCTTCAGTCATAAAACCATCATAGCATCTAGGGTAAACATGGGTTATGGCGGGCCGATATTGGAATTATAATATATTTTCAAAAAATAAGGGGCTAAACAGGCTAAACATACACGTAAGTACTTGAAAGTCAAGTGAAAACAGGGGGGAATGGCGGGAAATCTTCCGTAAGGGAAGGGGAAAGTTGTAAAAATAGTAGGGATAGGGGAGGTATTGGTTATTACTTTTAAGTTTTAGTGGGGTTTTTAGCCCACCCCCCTTTTTTATTTAACGAGCGATTGCTCAGAAAGGGGTAAGCAACATGAAAACTTATCGCATTACGTTTGAGGACGGAACCTTCTTCCATGGTGAGACATATGGAGAGATGGTTACGGAAATCATCCAGCGGTATAGTTTGCTGTTTGTTATCTGGAGCTATGCAGACAAAAAGGCTGGCCACTGGATGATTGATGGCAAGCTGGAGATGGTGCGAAACTATATTCACTAAGAGGAAAAGGGAAAGCCTTGGCGCATAGCGTCAAGGGCCCTTTTTCTTTTAATGAGCACTCCATTCGTGTGCTTTGAACAAAGGAGAAGACTATGTTTAGGTACATATTGTTCTGTATCCTCGTGCCCTACATCATTCTGGAGTGTATCTGCTTCCAGAACTTTGGGACCAGCACACCAGTGTACGACTGGTGCTGTCCCCCTGAGTAGGAGCGAGAGAGAGGAAGCCCGGTCGCGTGTGCATGCACGTGTACCGGGCCTCTTTTTCTTTAATGAGCACTCCACTTATGAGAGTGCTTTGAATTGTTCTCTTGAAAGGAGAATATTATGTTTGAAGGTCTTTTCATTCTTGGCTTGTTGGTCATCGCGATCCTGACCTGTCTTCGATGCGTACGACTTGAGTGTCGTGCCCTCAAGGCGGAGACGGAGATCGTTGATCTCCAGATCAAGGTCGAGGAGCTCCAGGCAGCACAGCCGTCCCGGGAGGCTCTCATCGTATTGGGCTTACTGGTTGGCACCTGTGAGGCCGATGGACCGTTCCGAACCCCTAATGGGAGCCCCTTCTGGGCTACGAAGCCTCTGGAGGTCTTCGTCCGGGAGCCGGATATGAACCTAGTGAAGATCAGCTAGTCAACTAGCGGTCTAGAGAGAGGGAGCCTGGTGTGCGTGTTTAACACGCATGCCAGGCCCTTTTTCTTTTAACGAGCAACTTACGCTCAGAAAGAGAGAAGCTGATGCTGAAGCTGAAGATGTTGTGGAACAGGCTGCAGAGGAACTGGCTTCCTATACTCGTGGTGGTGCTCTTGGTAGCAGTCACTGGGAGCATCTGGAAGACTCACCATGTCCATGTGGAGCGTGGTCTCTATGACTGTGATACCAGTTATCACAACCACTAGCAGATAGGAGAGACAGAGGAGAAAGGGTCTGGACGAAAGTCCGGGCCCTTTTTCTTTTAACGAGCAATCATGCTCTGAAGGAGGTGTCTAATGGCTAACCTACAACTCGTGGCGCTCCAGCGGGAGATCGCTGAGGATATGTGCGTATGGGCTTTGCTCATGCGCCAGATTCTCAGCATCCTCAGCGAGGGCGTTGAGACCGACATGATCCACACGAACAAAATTCAAGTCTTCGACCGAGATGGTCGCCGGCTTCAGCTTTGGTCGTGTGGAACAATCTATTATCGGGTCGATAAGACCGAGAATAGGGTCCATGTCCCTGACTCGTTTCGTGATAGCGCGAGAGCGTTGCTCACGCAGGCGAACGAGTGGGCGATCCGAGTGAACCTGGGGATCTAGGTTCACATCGAGGAGGCAACCCGGTACACGTAGCAATACGTGTGCCGGGCCCTTTTCTTTTAACGAGCTCTCTTCGGGGATTATCCCGGAGCAGCTCTGGAGGTACAGTCAAATGACTGCACTAGAACACTTGGTGTTCCTCGTTCTCGTCAGCATCCTGCAGGCGGGTGGAACTATCGAGACCAATGGTCCCGAAATCTTCCACACGGTCAACACTGGTGGTCCGAGTGGCGCGGTAAAGCATTACTGCGTTCACTCTGGCAACCAGTATGCTCAGCAGGGTGTCAACAGAGCAATGGTTGATACTGGTTCTCGGTACAATGACGTTCGTTACGTCATGGTACTTGACGGAGCTGATGTCGGCTACTGCCTGGAAGCTGAGAAGCCAGGAGCACTCAACCGTGATGGTGACACATGGCGCTTCTTCGATGACAAGGAGCAGCTCATGATCGCCACAATGGTGGAGCAGAGTGGATTCGGTACCTGGGATATCCCGTGGGAGACCGGTTACCACCTCACCCTGCCCCTACCAACTCCACCTACGGGGGAGTAGAACCTTCGACAAGCTTGGGGGTGTACGTTGCAATATGGCCTACTGAAGGCTGAGCAGCGTGCACTCCCGGGTTGTCCTCCTTTTTCTTTTAATGAGTAACTATGCTCTGAAAGGACAAACCATGAAAGTTGTGAAAGACCTTGCTTTGTACATCCTGATGGCCTGCAGTATGATCTGCTGTATCGGCATCGGACACTGCGGTGCCTCCAACGGACTGACAACCGAGCAGGTCTCGGAATGTCAGCTGCTGCTGTTGGAGAAGGAAGTCTATGAGGCTCAGCGGAAGAAGGCGATGAGGTGGTCTGAGGACGCTGCCTACCACATGAAGAGGGCGATGCAGCAGCAGTGACTGTGATTGGGGCCGGCGCATTTCGATGCGTCGGCCCTCCCTTTTTATTTAATGGTCTCCATGAAGTGAGACTAGAGAGGAGGTCATGATGACCTTTATACAATTGTCGGTCCTCGTGGTGGCGGCGGTTAATGTCGCTATCTGCTCGGTGTTGTTATATGTTGTGTGGGAGCAGCGAAAGCTGTCTCAGCGCATCAGCCGAGTCAATGGGCGAGTCGATCGCAACTGGCGTGATTATATGTCAGAAGCGGACGAGGATGCTCAGATCACAAACGGCAGCATCTGCTGATTGTTGATTGAGGTGTTGGTCCCCGGCGTGTACGTTTTTACGTGCACGCCTGGGGCCCACTTTCTTTTTCTTTAACGGTTCTCATGTGGACGAACTGAAAACGGCGAAAGCTGTATATAACCACATGTAGTAGAGTCGAAAGGCTTTGGTTCTATACCTCTGTACGAGGTCCGAAAGGGGCAAGTACAGGGGCGAATATGTAGTTGTTAGAGGTCGAGACATGTTCTCGATATCTGAGGTCAACCTTAATAGGAAAGTTGTATAACTCCTGAACAGGCCAACTCAGAGAAAGACGTAACTGATACCTCGTAACGCCTACTCAGCTTAGGTTGAGTAGCCGGTTGGTCGTAGCTGCCAGATGCGACCATACCGGGCCCCGATGCTCTCTGGGAGAGCTTAAGGGAGGTGTGACTTTGGGTAACCTTGCGGGACTACTGTAAAAGGTAGTTGGAGCTTGGAGACCCTTGGCGGAAAGTAGGAGTGGGTCCGAAGCCCTTCTCATGCAAACTACTGGAAGCCAGGGTGTTCTCCAAGAAACCCTGCCCCTCGTAGCTGTCAGAAATACGAGATCACATCTTCAGGGAGTACCATCCTCTGGTTAACTTACTTACCAGATGGACCGGTCTCGGGAAGGGGTGCCGCCTTAGTAGCGAATTGTTTCGTGTAACTCTGGCTGAGTCTGCAGTGGAGATTGGTGTTAGCCGATCAAAACTGCAGACAAGGCTGGGGTCTATCACTTACTAAGTTCTAAGGCCAGGTAGAGAGGCGAGACGCTTGCCAGACTTACCTGACGGTACCTAGACCGAAAATCTAGGTTGAGGTTGACTGTAACCTTATCCAACAAAACAGTCGTCAGCGAGTTTCGACTTGCTGACTATGGCACTGTCCCGGTGTCATGAAAGTTCGTAGATATGGGACGCTGCTCCACACAGCGTAGGTGTCAAAGCCGGGTTCATCTCCACGGTTATTAGCATCTGGTTGCAAGTGCTTTTTGGTACTTGCATTAAGGGCGTTTCCACCTGCAGATAAGGTGGTGAGTAGATCTCCCCTACAAGAATGAAGCACGGAAGGACGAATCTGGTCATTTCGTGTGGATTCAACCTGCCTAGGGAGGCCCCAACCTCTGGGCGCTATGTAAGAGACTTGGTACATCTCATCATAGCAAGTGAGGCCTTAAGAGTTCTAGTGGACTCTTGCTCCTTAAGTGGAGCGTTAAAGAGCGGAAAGGTATGTGCCGTTCTTGAAATATAAATGCAATCCACCTTTGTCTGGGGGGCCCTTCGGGGTCCCCCAGGCACCTTAGCCTGTCGTGGGATCTGATATGGGATCAGATTCATTTGATCTTGTATGAGATCTCACGGCAGGTCCTACCAACCAATGAAAGAAAAGGAGAATGAAGTTATGTACTTCATCAAGCGAATGATACTGTGGGTGCTCTCAATTCTGGGAGTGGCCTTCTTCATGGTCTGCACTCTGATCTCGACGGTTCTTGGTAACAAGAACTCGACGGCGAAGTGTGGGAACTGGATGCGGGGACAGTGGTACCTCTTCATCGAGGAGCCGACAGTGGTCCTCCACTGGCTCTCGGGCTGGCGGAGTGGCCTCGTGTCTCGCTTCAACGGCTGGAGGGCTGCTCGTGCCGAGAAGAAGGCTGCAAAGCTGAAGCTGAAGGCTGAGGCTGCAGAGGCTGCAAAGCTGAAGGCAGACAAGGCAAAGGAGGCGAAGAAGGCCAAGGGACATTGGTTCCAGCGCTTCGTCTGCTGGAGCGGCTTGCTGTTCCTCGATGCGCTTGAGGCGAGAAATCGTCGAGTTCTCTCGGACTATGAGTTCGTGGGAATGCGCATGCCGGATGGCGAGTACATTCCGGTGCAGCCTGGTCAGATGCCAGAGGCGGTGTCTTCGGACATTGCTGATGGTGACGAGGGTGGCGACTGCGATGAGGAGTTCCTCATCGAGACCGAGCCGGTGGATCCCTTGGGGGACACCGACGAGGTGCTGGCAGTCGTGACTCTGCACGATGAGGATGAGGGGCCTTTCGGGCTCCCCACCGAGACGGACGAGATGCGGACGATGCTTGAGCAGGTAGCTCAGGTCAGTGAGTTTCGACTCGCTGGCATGAGTCTGACCTGGCAGGAGCAGCTGAAGCTCTGGTCTCACATCTGCAGAGACCGGAACAAGAGCGATCGGAGTAAGCTCGCCGTTCAGGAAGCTCTGACGAAGGAGGTCGAGAGCTGGACTGGCGACGAGGGTAGTGCTCAGCAGTCTATCCGGGCTAACCTGAGCATTGGTCGCTACCCCGAGTTCCCGTGAGTTGCGGGGACTGTGGTGCTGAGACTTACCTTCGGAAGGAAGGTAAGGATTGGTACCGGGTGTGTCGAGGCTGTGGAGCGAAAGCGAAGCAGTCTCGACACAATCCTCCATCGGTGATTGAGTTCACTGGTGGAGGTGTTCATGGTGCTTGCCTGCCTTGCGGTTGCGCCATTGAGCAGTGTGAATGCAAGGAATAGAGGGGGCTAGATAGTCCCTGGTGTGTGGGAGCGGGGCCTTCGGGCCCTGCTTCCCCACATCCCCTTCTTTTTATTTAGTGAACTTGTGCGCTCAAGTATGAGTTCTTACCAAGAAGGGAGGTTCCTATCATGGGACTTCTTATGATGAGTGTTATCCTGGGCCTTGCGGTGGCTTGCCACCTGATGCAAGCTCGTCTCAAGCGGCTGGAGAGTCGCTTCATGCAGAGCGAGCTCAACGTCAATAAATACCGGCGAGAGCTCACTGCGGGTGTTCGGCAGAACGGTGTGAGCATCGGCAAGCTGACCGAGCGTCACAGCGAAGCTATTCTGCGGCTGGGTGAAGATGTCTTGATGCTGGAGAAACTGATGACTGGGTTGGCACCCGCTTCGGCTTCGGCGTTGACTATCGAGATCGGTGACGCCGATTGCGATCACCTCCTGGAGAGTTCCACCCTCACGGTGGAGATCGACGACACAGAGCGCCAGTAGGTAACTGCTACAGGCACAACAGGAACGGGGGGCTCCTTCGGGAGTCCCCCCACTTCCTTTTTCTTTAACGAGCAATTTTGCTCAGAAGACAAGGAGAAGTTATGCGTTCGTTTTGGACTAAGTCTAGTTTCCCAATCTTGACGATTATGGCATTCCTGTTGCCAATGGTCACCTTCGTTGCATTGATCTCGATCTTCGGATCGGGTTATCTGAACTTCGAAGAGTACGTCGGTGAGCCGTGGGGTGAGGTCTGCACGACAGTGTTCTTGATCTTACTGTTCGGTAGCGGTGGCCTGCTTGCCAGGAAGGTCGGCTATTGGGAGGTGGATATTTACGACAACTAGCCTCGGCTAGGTTCCGCCTGTGGGGGCCCCGAGTCACACTTCGGTGTGGCTCGGGGTCTCCCCCTTTTTCTTTTAATGAATACCAATCTCTCGAAAGGAGAAATTATGAAGATATATCGTTACTTAGAGGTCACCGGGCGCAAGGGGCTGATCGGGCGGTTCGCGCTCCATAGGCGAGCGGGCGAGCACATCCTAGGGCCCTTCCGGGATGAGGCGATTGCTAGTGGGTCCACTCTTGAGGAGTGGATTGACGATGCCGAGGTCGATGAGGAGTGGGCGCTGTTCCAGTGGGCTGGTCGCGTCGGGCTCTCGCAAGTGATTCCGGCCCGGTGCCCGCAGCGAGTACCGGCGTTCAAGATCACCGCCGTCCTCGACGTTGAAGAACCGAAGAGTCGCACCGTCATGCTGAAGCGGATCTACGCAAAGTGAAAACCAGGGAGCCCCTTTCGGGGGGCTCCCGCAACCCCCTTTTTCTTTTAATGGCCCGTACTAACTGAAGGAGTATGTGGAAGCTGACCTGGCGTTCTTGTTCGCAAGAGTGTTAACAAAGCTACGGTCCAGGAGAATAGGTATACGGAGTAGTGGAAGTGGTACAACCCTGCCAGGGGGCAGCGTCTTCGGAGGGTAATGAATTGATGTCAGGGAAAGGATCCCGACCCTGAGAGACCACCCCCCTCTTTTTATTTAACGAATACTATTCTCTTGAAAGGAGAAATTATGCGTATCTATCGAGTAATTCTTGCAGCAACTTCAAGCACCGGCGAGCAGGGCACTTTCATGCAGCTTGCCCGAGGGGACAAGGAGCTGACAAGGTTCAAGGACAAGTACGGAGCGGAGTTGGTGAGTACCAGGGAACTCAACCATGGCGAAGGCTACAGTTGCGATACCTGCCAGGAGAGCGTTGTCTACCCCCACAGGTGCCTGTATCCTTGCTGGTAAACATCCTGCTAATCAGGGAGCCCCTTTCGGGGGGCTCCCGCAACCCCCTTTTTATTTAATGAACCTTATTCTCTTGAAAGGAGAACAAGATGATTGATGAAGAGACACTTCTCTCTGGTGGCGGTAATGCAGATCCAAATCTGGATCACACAACTGACTTTCAGGTAATGAACACGGGTGCTGGCTGGTACGTGGGTACTGGCTACATCAGCTGTGGAAACTACGGTAAGGGCTGTACTAGCTCTGACTGTGATCCCGAGCGGAGCCCTCCCGTGCAGCCGAACTCGCGAGAGACCGGCTACTTCGCTAACAGAGAGGAAGCAGAAGCTGCGCTTGTGGAGTTTCAGAAGGAAGACGAGATCTTCGATCCCAGCAAGGCAAACGCTCGCTGAACCAAAAACTAGGGGGCCCTTCGGGGCCCCCGCAACCCCCTCCTTTTTATTTTTAATGGCTCGTACCATGAATGAGAGGAATGCTGAAGCAGACCGAATGCTTGTTGGCTAGAGCGACAACATTTTTCGGTATGGAGTACATGACCATAGAAGCGGAGATCTTTGCATGCGGTACAACCCTGCCTGGGGGCAGCGTCTTCCGAGGGTAACGAATTGGTAATGGTGAAAGCGTCCCGACTCGGAACCCCCTACCCCCTTTTTATTTAACGACGATTGTAGTCTAGCCAATAGAGGAGAGACTACCAGGCGAAAGCTGAAAGGAAATCGTTATGTCTAATGTAGAGTTCCAGGTGCTGATGATCAACAACCTCAGAAAGAACCCCCCGAGCAACAACGACTTGGCGGCGAAGGGGGATCTGGTGAAGCCGACTTCGAAGACGAAGCGTCAGGTCGACTTTAAGGATCAGAATGGAAACGCAGGATTCCGCGTGTTCTAGCTTGATCTGGACGTCTTCGTGAAGGTCAGGGTTCCGTGCTTACGCACGGGGCCCTGGCCCTCTTTCTTTTTATTTAACGCTAACGCAAACCAACGACATTGGATGGGGAAAGATCCCCGTCTAGTGAAAATCAGGCCAAATAACCATTCTCGTGAAAGGAGAACAAAATGGCCCCTTTGAATGAAATGATGAGAGATCTGACCAAGAACAGGATCCAGGACATGAAGGAGATGAGGAAGCTGCTGGAGACGACGGAGCTCGGCAAGCTGCTGGAGCGGGAGGTGCTCGTGCCGAACCACAAGTTCGACCCCAGTAACCCGACCGACAACAAGTGGAACGTCATGATCCACAGGCTCACCGGGAACGAGATCATCAAGTCCCTGGAGCACTACATCGCCGCGTTCGACCTGCTCCTGACTCGGGAGACCAGGAAGGGTGCGATCAAGGAGCTGAATCGGATGAAAGACAACTTCGAGAAGAAGCTGGTTCTGGCTGTTGAGGCCAAGATCCAGCACCGAGAAGAGTTGCGTGCAAAGGCGCAGCAGAAGAGTTGGCAGGATGCTGCTGCTGGCTACATGACCAAGTATCCGGTCATCGTCATGTACCACGAAGAGACGAAGAAGAAGCTCAGGATCAGGTATGACCTGGCTGTGGGCTTGCAGGGCTTGCTTGCTCAGATGGTCAAGCACTGGCAGGGGAATGCTGTCAAGAAGACTGAGGCTGGAGAGGAGCTCGACAAGTTCGAGGCGACTGCGATGGGAGTGAAGGTTCCCGTTCTGCACCTGAAGGATCAGACGGAAGGAGATCAGGATCTCGCTGGCCTCATGTCTGCATTCCGCAAGCAGGGGTGGGTACCAGTCAAGGGTAAGCATCTGCTGGACAAGTCGCTCTACGCGATGCTGACGAAGCTGTTCCCAAGGGCTGTCGACATGCGTGCCTACATCAGCAGCTTCATGAGTCCGCTGAAGGCTGGTGGTCTCTGGATTGACGCAAGTGTCAAGCTCACGACTATCACTTCGTACAACAAGGATGGACAGACAATCCCCGCTGGCTGTGATGGCTCGGGACGAATTCACTCGAAGCACCCGCTCCTGCAGTACTTGAAGGGGTGGAACAGCAAGGACTGTCCTGCTACTCAGTTCAGAGGGGTTAACTTCAGCACAGGCCTCTTCGCCAAGGGTGTCTTCGTCGTGGACGATCGATGTCTTGACGATGACGGCAATCCGGACATCTGGGTTGATTGGGCTCAGATCAAGGGTCTGCAGAAGGCTGAAGCCAAGGAGTGCATCGGCAAGAACATTCACCGGCGGGACGTTATGACGATTGGCATCATCGATGTCTTCCGTCGCCACAACCCGAAGATGAACTTCAGCTTCCAGAGTCTGCAGATCATGGAGAACGTTCCCAGTACTCGCGCCTTGGCTGAGCGCTGGGTTGATGAGAGCCTTGATGCGTTCGTTACCAACGGTGGTCCACTTGGGATGTTGGAGAACATCGCTGCCAATGATCCGCAGATCGATCTCATCCTGAGGCTCAAGGACCAGCTCAAGGAGAAGCTCGGACTGGATGTCACCACTCCTGAGGGAATTGCTGCGATCCCGTTCGTGCACAACCGGCTTGAGGACAATCTGGGTCGTATGCGTTACCACAATGCTCAGGGTGCTGGAGTCAAGGAGCTGACCAAGGTGCTTGTTATCGACAATGGCTTGGAGTCGGGAACGTGTGCGATCAGGAGTACCGGCGGGAAGTATCCTATCGGAAGTCTCGTGGCACTGGTGAGGCCGCCAATTGTGACTCCTCACAACCAGGTGGTCTTGAAGATCGTGGAACCCTTGACGCATATGAGGGTTCGTGGACAGGTTCCTCTGTGTGTGATTTTCATGACTCTGCTCGACACCTTGATCATGTTTGCCGACGATGACGGAGACATCGCTTCTGTCTGCGATGACAAGGAGCTGATCGAGAACTTGCAGAAGAACAAGATCGACTTCGGTTTCGGTCAGGATGCGTTGTATCGTATCGAGCCTGAGACCTGGGAGGGTGATCCGAAGGCCAAGATCTCCAGCAGCTCACTTGTTGGAATGGTGATGCTTGAGGGTGATGGTCGTGGTCCTGTCGGGCTCGTGTGCGTCCTGAAGGCTGCTGCAATTGCGGAGGAAGTGGACATGCTTCCGCTGGCGATGGCAGTAATTGAGCAGTGTGCTATCGATGCTGCAAAGCACAGTACCATGTATCCAGATCCTCGCATGTTGGTGCAGAGGCGCAACTGGGAGAAGGATAGCGAGGGCTGGTGGAAGCCAAAGAGTGGTACTGGGCTGTCCCGTGAAGACATGGGCACGTACAGGGGCTACCAGGGTAACAGCCAGGTGGAGTCTTGGATGGATGGTGAGCACATCAGCACCAATCTGCTCCAGCAGTTCGTCAGGGATCTGTGTGGTGGGCGCATGCTGAAGGATCAGCTGTCTTGGAGGGTCAAGTCCAAGAGGCTTACCTCGGAGACCGATAGCGAGTACCCGGTCAAGGCCAAGTATGAGAATCTCGTGCATCACACTGCAAGGTACGCTACCGAGGAGTGGAACAAGATGTACGAGGGGACAGAGGCGGGTATCGAGTTCTCTGCACAGGATCTGATTCCGAAGCTGCTCTCCATGCAGGTCACACCTCTCGACAAGCAGACCTACAAGAGGACGCTGCACAGGAGTTCTGGTATGCAGGCATACGGCGTTGAGCTGAAGAAGATTCTGGCTCTGGGCTATGAGCGTGAGGAGCGTAGGCTTAAGATCGATGCCGTCTACACTGCTCTGCTCAACAGCTTGCGTAAGCTGAGTGTCGGAGAGCTGGTCCAGATCTGGGTTACTGAGTGGAACCTGGCGCTGAACACCAAGCATGAGAACCGGGTCAAGGGCCACATCAACAGGGCTTACCGAGCCGTTCTCTGGGAGGGTTCGCCTGTACTCAAGGCGCTTGGACTGGAGAGTAGCTCTAGGTGTGAGTTCATGGGTACCGAGCGCATGCTGAAGACCAAGGAGTGGATTAACAACCGCGTTCTGGCTTTGCGTCAGGATGGTGTACCGGCTACTGCGTTTGATGTTGCTCGGGACTCCATCCTCAAGTCGAAGAAGCACGAGGAAGAGACTGGTGTTCGTCTGGCAGATTGCCCGACGTGCAGCAACCTGATCCGTGACATGATTGTTGGTGATCACAGGGATGTGGTCACGAAGGAAGTACGAGCTGTCGCTGGAGAATTGGTCACTGGAACCAATGCGGAGCTTGGATGGGAGAGAGCCAGGAAGGTCCTGGAAGCGAAGAAGAGTGAAACCAAGTAATGAGAGAGGACAAGAAAATGAATAGCAAGACGATGCTAACCACCGATCAAGAGTGCATGAGGATCAGGCTTCTTTCCTGGGTTCTGGCCAACAGCGGGGGCGGCTACTACAATATGGAGGGCACCAGTCTGTGCTTTGGCCCAAAAGTGTCGAAGCTGAGCTTTAAAGTTGGCTGGAGTGGTCCCGGGAGTCTCGTTGAGGCTCTCGGGGGTTCCAATTCAGTGGGGTGGACCGTGGAGTCGTCGTTGTCTCGGGGTTGGTCCCCACGCTGGGTACCGGCCTGGAAGGAACCCGAGGTCGATCCCTACTTCCCGTACATCCTGTACCAGGACAATGAGTACACGGTGTTCGTTCACTCGAAGGGGGGTGATCGCAGGAACCTGTGGGACATGCACCTCGACCGCCAGTGGGACAAGGAGGTCGACAGCTGTGCTGGGCGTGAGCCCGGTGCAATTGAAGAGTGCCCTGTCTCGGTCTACTGGACCAAAGGGGGGCTGCCTGAGTGGCTGAAGAAGAAGACAATGTGCAACCTGGGTCACGTGACGGCCCAACCAAAGGAGAAGACTATGAAGCCTACTACCGTTCACCTGATCGACCCGTGGGTCATCCACGCTTTCCTCGTACTGGGTGTGATGAAGCTCAAGCTCCCCGGAGATGAGCTCATCGCGTCCTTCGAGCGGAAGAACGAGGTCATCGAGTACCGATACCTGCCCCACCTGATGCACCCGAAGCTGGCAGAGGAGATCCTGCGGCTGAGGAACCTGAATGAGGGGCGGGCCACGTTCATGTTCTGGGCCAAGCAGTTCAACTGGATCAACCAGGCTCAGACACCGAAGTCGAAGGAGCAGCGGCTGAAGCAGGTGCTTGACACCCTGTCCAAGCTGAGGGTCCTGAGGAAGGGTCACGGAGTGGCTCCTCTCGGTGTCCTCTTCGAACCCAAGTTCTACAAGGGACAGGACTGCAAGAGCGACGAGGAGAAGGAGAGCAGGAAGCAGGAGTGCTACGAGTTCTTCAACCGGGTTCAGCAGCAGGTCGTTGAGCAGGGTGGAAGGTGGCGAATCCTTCAGCAGCATCTGCCTGGATGTGTAGCACCGCTGAAGGCTATGGAGTGGCGAGACACGAGGAAGCTCAGCAACTTGGCTCGGAAGAGCTAGAAAGGAATAATACAATGCTGGACGGAAAAGGAGACCTCTGGCGTCAGCTTGGAGAAGTTGACGCTCTCTGCATCACCACCAACGGATTCATCAAGCGGAATGGATCTGCGGTGATGGGCAGGGGGTGTGCTCGACAGGCCATGTACAAGTACCCAGGCCTGGATGCAATTCTGGGAGAGAAGGTGCAGCAGTTCGGAAACGAGCCGCTGTGCCTGATCAACGACAAGGGGACTGAGATCTGGAGCTTCCCAGTGAAGCCTCGGTTCGAGGTCTTTAAGTCGGACGACCAGGTGGTTCGACACATGCGAGGCAAGTTCGGCTCTGGGAGTTCGATTCCCGGCTGGGCTTGCGTAGCTCAGATAGGAATCATCCTGGAGAGTGCGAATGCCATCAAGAAGATGGCTGATCTCTGCGGCTGGAGGAAGATCGCTCTTCCTCGACCTGGCTGCGGAGCTGGTGAGTTGAATTGGGAGGAGGTTGGACCTGCACTTAGTGAAGTGCTGGACGATCGCTTCATCGCTATAACCTATTGAGAGAAAGGGCAGTACAATGACGAGAATTGAACCTGTGTGGAGCCACTCGGATGGCAAGTGGATCTGTGGACCTGGAGACAACCGGGGGAAGAACTTGGAACTGAAGTTCAAGGATGCCAAGTACGGAACCCCTACTTGGGAGGAGTACAAGCATGAGAAGAATGCTCTCGATGAAGTTCTGCAGGAGGAGGCGAAGGAGTTGCAGCCTCCAGTCCGCTTCCTGGATGATGTTGGAGCTGTTCAGTGCAGCTGCCAGGCCTGCATCGACATGTGCAAGCCGGGTCATACCAATCCCGGCTGGTTCCGTGTGGGTCAGGCTGAGAAGGCTGCGGAGTTCCTCAAGATGACGCTTGATGACTTCTTCTGGAAGTACTTGATCGTTGAGTACTGGGCAGGCTTCCCCCAAGACATGGATGTTCTTGCACCTCGGCGTAACCATCAGGACGGGGTGAGGGCTGACAGCGGAGACAATTACCATGGCGGAACCTGCGCTCTGCATGATTCCTCTACCGGCTGTAAGCTTCCTAGCTCGCTGAGACCGCTGGAGTGTGCTGCAGCGGTTGGCTGCGAGAAGGACAAGTACTGGTGGCAACGGGAACGCTACAGTATCCGAGAGAACATCGCCCTGGAGTGGATAAAAGGGAAGCCCTCCGCCTTGGTCGAACGTCTCTCCGATAAGTTCTGGGGTAAGCGTAGATAAATAATCTGAATCCACGAGGATAAGCCCCCTTACGGGGGCTGTCCTTGTGGAGATATCTTTCAACCTCTAGTTCGTGGATGTCCTTTCCCAGAGCTAGAACTGGTACGGTAGCCTCTCGGCTCCCTCCCCCTCCTCCCCATTGGGACGAGGGGCTACCGCTACCTCCGCTTCATGGTCTTATAGTTTAACAAGTATACCTATCCGCGAATAGGTATCGGTAAAACACTTACTACTGAAGGTCGACCCACAAGACGAACCTACTTAATGGTCCCAGAACTGGGTGTCACTGCTAGAGTTGAAAGGCAGTGCGAGTCATGTGTCCTTAGTAAGAGTCGTAGGTACAAGTCCTACTAAGATCACCCTTTTAAGTTTGGGGAGAGAGAAGTTATAGGGAGGCCGGTGAGGCGCCGAGCGCTTCAAGACAGATCCTATAGCTGCTAGTTTGCAAGCTGGCAAAGGCTCCGGATTAAGTCAAGCCCGAACTCTCTCTCCATTTAATTCGTGAAAAGAGCAGGTACCGGTAATATCGGGGCAAGTGTAAGACACTCCCGGTAAATTTGCTCCCAGGTGCACTTACAGTGAGATGGGTTCGATTCCCGTCACGGGCTACCTCGTGGAGAGTCTGGTGATCTATTGTAAGCGATTGAAACTTTGTGGCCATCCTAGAGGCTGCTTAGGGAAGATAAGGGGGCGGGCATAGGACCCGCCCCACCACCGCCTTTTTATTTCACCTACCTTTAATTTGCTCTTACAAATAAATAAGAAGTGTTGACACACTTCATCCTGGTGATTGTTAACTTTCCACTCTAACCAAGGAGAGTCATGACCCCTCGCGTCATTCTCGCCCCGACTGCTGACCTCGCTACTGCCCTCAACCCTCAGCCTTCTCTTTCTGTCGAAGCCGAGTACGGTTCGATTGTCGTCGAGGGAACCCTCTTCACCGCTGCGCACCACCAGGCAACTGGTCCGTTCGCAACCTCGAAGAACCCGGCTCCCTGCAACAACACTGACATCCCGGTCTTGGAGGGTGGAACCATTCTGGTCTCCCACTTCGACTTGGACACCGTTGGTGGTTGCCTCCGTGGAATGAACCGTCTCGTCGCGACCTCCTTCGAACACCAGCTGAAGCCCTTCTGGACCCTGGCTGAGTTCGTCGACCTGAACGGACCTCACAAGCTCGGGCTCTCGGGAGCAACCGAGGAGAACCTCCGCCGACTCCACGCCTTCTGGGCCTGGAAGCAGCAGAACATTCCTCGCTTCCCCCGTGACGCGGTGACGGACATCACTCAGCACATCGTTGCAGCTGACGAAGCTCTGTCTGCAATCGTCGCTGGTGATGAGACGCTCCTGGCAGCTGGTGATGAGATGAAGGCTGCCACTGAGCAGCTCAACCTCGACACCTTCTGTGAGATTTACGACGACATCATCATTCGTATCGGTCCCTCGTTCGTAAACCACCTTTACGACTGCGGCGACTTTGTGGCCAGTGCTGTCGTGGCGTTCAACACTCTGAGCGGTGGAATCACCGTTTCTCTGGCTGAGCCCATCGAAGGTATCAGCTGTCGTGACATCGTTCAGAGCATCTGGGGTCCTGAGGCTGGAGGGCATGATGGCATCGCTGGAAGCCCTCGTGGGCAAAGGATGCTCCTGAGTGCTGTCTTCGACGTGGTGGA